GCTTCAGGTGCTGTTTCTACTACTATTAATGATGAACGTATAGGTTATAACTCATACATTGGGCTAGAGCCTTTATCACAAACTGCAGCTAGTACATATTTCCCATACGGTGCTTTCCAAGACTCTACAGACCAAAGCATAGCAACGACAACTGCTACAGCTAACATTACTTTAAATACTACAGACTATTCTTTAGGAACAAGTCTTGTAGATGGTTATAAAGTAAAAGTAGACTATTCTGGTCTTTACAATGTGCAATTTAGTTTACAATTTGTAAATACAAATGTAGCTATTCAAGACGTAGATGTATGGTTTAGAAAGAATGGTTCAGATGTAGCAGGTTCTAATAGTAAGTTTTCTGTACCTAATAGTCATGGTGGTACAGATGGTCACCTTATTGCAGCATTAAACTTTAATATAGAATTAGCTAAAGATGACTATGTACATTTAGCGTGGGCTACTACTTCTGTAGATGTCACAATAGAACATTTAGCAGCACAAACTAGCCCTACTAGACCTGCAACACCAAGTGCTATTTTTACTATTCAGTATTTAAGTGCTAATTCATATACAACTAACTTATTTACAGAACCTTACATTAGCGCACAAAGTAAGGGACAAGCTACTATATCTCACCCTGCAAATACTGTGAACAATAAGGTATATCGCTATATAATAGTAGGATGATATTACATTATATACCTAAAGACCAATTACGTTCACATTGGAACTTTATCAAGCATGGTTTAGAAATAGTACGTTCTAAAGGACATCCTGAATGGATAGTAGAAGATGTCTATTGTGACTGCTACGAACAACGTTCTATGGCATTTCTAGCTATCACTAATAACCAACCTTATGGCTTTGTCGTATTACAGCCTATGGGTAATGGGTTTTAAACCTTCAACATGGGAATATACACTTTAAGGAAAGAAATATGAAATTACTGAATTTATCTAATTGGCTTACAGGTTTAGTGGAGTCATTTACATTTTATGGTGGTGGTGGAGGTGGCGGTCAGTCACAAACAACAACTTCTGGTATAGACCCATCTATGAGACCTTATGTAGAAAGAGGTTTATCAGAAGCTCAAAAACTCTACGAAACATATACACCTAAATACTTTGAAGGTCCTACTTATGTAGGTCCATCTGCACAAACAGAGTCAGCATTAAGTATGGCAGAAGCTCAAGCAAGAGCAGGTAGCCCACTTATTAACAGAGCATTAGCTCAACAACAAGGTGCTATTAGTGGTGAATACTTAGGTGCTAACCCTTATCTTGCAGCAGCATTAAGACCAGGACAAGAAGCAGCTACACAAGCATACGAACAAGCTATTAGTGGTGCTAGAAGTGGTTTAGCAGGTGCAGGTCGTTATGGTTCAGGCGCACAAGTTCAACTAGAAAGTTTAGCAGGTAAGAACTTAGCTAACGCTTTAGCTAACCAAGCAGGTCAAGCAGCATATCAAAACTATGCAGCAGAACGTGGCTTACAAGAACAAGCTGCTAGATATGCACCTACAATGGCACAAGCTGCTTATCAACCTATTAACCAACTCTTACAAACTGGTCAAGCACGTGAAGACTATGCTCAAAAAGCATTACAGTCAGAAATTGACAGATTCAACTTTGCACAAAACTTACCATACCAAAGACTTGCACAATTCACATCTACAGTCGCAGGTCAACCATTAACGACTCGTTCAGAAACAACATCTAGTGGTGGTGGTAAGATTGTATGTACAGCTATGAATGCTGAATATGGTTTTGGTAGCTTCCGTAACGCTATCTGGTTAGCACAGTCTAAAGATTTAGACCCAGCATACGAAAAAGGTTATCACACACTATTCTTACCATTAGTCAACTATGCTTATAAGAGTGGTCAAAAGAACGCATTACAACGCATTTTAAGGGGTGTTTTAGAGCATATCGCAAGACATAGAACTGCTGATATATGGAAACAAAAACGTGGTAAAAAACGTGATATTTATGGCATGATTTATCGTGCTATCTTAGAACCCATTTGCTATGTAGTAGGAAAGGTAGGCAGATAATGAGTGACCCAGTAACAGCAGCAATGATAGGAGCAGGTGTTGGTGGTGGCACATCTTTACTTAGAGGTAAAAGTCTAGGTTCATCATTACAAAATGCAGCTATCGGTGGTGCATTAGGTGGTGCAGGTAGTTATTTAGGTGGTGCTATGGGTGGCACAGGTGGCGCAAAATTTATAAATCAAGGTATAGTTCCTGGACCAGTTCCTAGTGTGCCAACTACGTTTATGAGTGAAAACATACCAGCTTTTATGACAAGTGAAGCAGGTAGAAATGCAGCAGCATTTAATCCAAGTGCATACGCCATGCAAACATATTCAGACGGTGTATTAAATCAATATGCTCCAAATTTTGCTGATATTGTTAGAGGGCAATCTGCAGATTTTACAGGTGGTGGATATAGCAAAGGCTTTTTTGATAATTTAGGTAGTTCAGCTATAGACGCAGTTAAAGCTAATCCTTTTCAAGCAGGAACTTTAGGATTAAATGTATATGACAGAATGAACACATCACAAGCACCATTACAAACTTCTCCAATACAAAGCGCACAGCAACTTATAAGTGGTCAAACTCCTGTGCCTGCTCCACAATTTAACAGTTTATTACAACCATCACGTAGACAAATTTTAATAGGATAAATCATGGCAATATTTGACAATATAGGTGGATTATTAGGCGACTTAGGAATTGGTGTGCCTAGAAACACAGGACTTATTAGTGATACTGCTGATATAGATGCTATCAATAAAAGAGCATTAATGTCAGGTGGTGTTAACGCATTATTAACTTATTTAGCTACTCCTAAAAACTTAAACGCTGGTAGCCCATTACCTTATTTAGGTAGAGCAGCTTTATCAGGATTTGGTGCTGCTCAAAATACAGTAGACCAAGCATTAAATACGGCTTATAGAAATAGAATGTTATCTAGTAGAGATGATAATATTAGAACTTACGAAAAAGATAGACAAAAAATTACAGAACAATATGACCCACTTACTAAAACATGGTCTGTATTAGGTACAAGTTCTTTAGATGCTCCTAAAGAAGAAAAACCAGAAGGATTTACTGATACCTATAAAAATGTAGCTTTTGAAATGTTTGGAACTGCTAATCCAAGTGAGTTAACAGCACAACAACGAAAAGACCTTGGCAACGAAATTAAATCACGTGAAGCAGCTAAGAGACCTGTAACAAATGTTAATTTGCCTGCTGGTCAAACAGAATATGAAAAAAATCTTGGAAAAATTAGAGCAGAGCAAGATGTTGCATTGGTTGAGACAGCTAATAAGTCTAAAAACAATATAAGTAAAATTGATATGACATTAAATCAATTGCAAAATACAGATGCCATTACAGGATTTGGTGCTGATATTCAAAAAAATGTAAATAGATTTAAAGCTAAAGTATTAAAAGATACTAAAGCTGGTAAACAAGTTGCAGATACAGAAATACTTGATGCTTTCTTAGGTTCAGATGTATTTCCACAAATTGGCGCACTTGGTATTGGTGCTAAAGGTTTAGATACTCCAGCAGAAAGAGAGTTCTTGCGTCAAGTTATGACTGGTACTATTTCTATGGATAAAAATGCTTTAATTAAGATGACTCAAATTAGACGTGACATAGAAAAACGTGCTATTGATAGATATAACTCAGCAGTAGAGTCTGGTGAATTAAATGATTATTTTTCATCAACTAAACGTCAAAAGAAATTAATTGACATACCAGATAATAGTGGTTTTAGAATTGTTCCTTAAGGATAAATATGCCAATTTTTAAAGTAGAAGCTCCTGATGGTAGCATAATTAAAGTTGAAGCACCAGAAGGTGCAACTCAACAACAAATACTTGATTTTGCTAAATCACAATATGCACCAAAAGCAACTTCACAACAAACAACACAGTCAACATATAATCCAATAGCAGAAGCAGCAAGAGCTGTTGGACAAGGTGTTACTTTTGGATTTGGTGAAGAAGCTGAAGCTGGTATTAGGTCTGCATTAGGTCAAGGTAAATATAAAGATATACGTGACCAATTACGACTACAACAAGCTCAATTTCAAAAAGAAAGTCCTTATCTTAGTACAGGCTTAGAAATTGCTGGAGGTCTTACAACACCTGCTGGCATATATGGTTTAGGCTCTAAAGCATTGTTAAAAGGTGGTACTACAGCATTGTCTAAAATTGGTAAAGGCGCTGCCATTGGTGGTGGTGCAGGTGCTGTTACTGGTGCAGGTGTAGCTCCAGAATTAGAAGATATACCTAGAAGCTCTTTATATTATGGCACAGGTGGTGCAGTAATAGGTGGCGCAGCAGTTCCAGCTATAGCATTAACAGGTAGAGGTTTAAGAAGTATTGCTCAAGGATTAGGTCTAGGACAAAAAGAAGTTATTGCTACTAGAAAACTATCTGAAACTTTAGAAAAAGAAAATCTTACACCTGATGATGTAAAAACTGTGTTAGATGAGTATAGAAAAGTAGGTGTACCTGATGCTACCATTGCTGACTTAGGAGCTAATTTACAAAAATTAGGTTATTCATCTTACATTATACCAAGTAAAGCTAAAACAACAACAGAGAAATTTTTACAAGAAAGAACAGCAGGATTACCAAGTCAGCTTGTAGAAGGATTAACACAAAAATCAGGCATAGAAGCAAAACAATTTGGATTTGATTACTTAACAGATTTAGCTAACAAACAACAAACACAATCACGTAAATTATATCCAAAAGCATATTCTAAAGATATTCCAGCAGAGCCATTTAGAAAATATGCAAATAGAGATGTATTTCAACAGGCTTATGTAGAAGCTCAAAAAAGTGCTAATGTTTTAGGTCAACCTTTGCCAAGTTTAAACGCTTTAGATAATGCTGATTTTGTTCCAACATCACTATTACACGATATTAAAATTGGTTTAGATAGAGTATATCAAAAAGAAGTAGACCCTCTTACAGGAAAAGTTACTGGATATGGTGCTGATATTGGTAAAGTTAAAAGAGAATTTAACGATTTAATTAAGCAATATAATCCTGAATACAAACTTGCTAATAAAAAGTTTGCTGACTCTGCTGACTTACAAAATGCTTATCAAACAGGTAATGATTACTTAAGAATGAGCGAAAGTGAGCTTATAAGTAATTTAAAAAATATGAGACCTGCTGAAAAAGAAGCATTTAGAGTTGGTATGTTATCTAAAGTCAAAGACAATTTATCTACATTTGAAGGTGTTGATTTTACTAAAAAAGTGTTTGGTTCTGATAGAAAACGTAGTGCATTAAGAACAGCTTTTGATAGTTCAAAAAGTTATGATGAATTTATCAAACAAGTAGAAGGTCAAAAACAATTAATTCAAACAAGTAGAAAAGTTTTAGGTGGTTCTCCTACTGTAGAAAATGCTATGGCTGCACAAGATTTACAAACTATTGCACCATTAGCTAGTGGAAATGTAACTGGTTTTCTTTCTAATTTAGCTGGTCGTGGTATATCAAGAGCAGGTGGCATTAGACCTTCTGTAGCTGAAGAATTACAACAAAGATTGTTTACTACTAACCCACAAGAACAATATTCTATTTTGCGAGATATAGAAGAAGCTCGTAGAAGACAAGGCTCTTTATTAAGACAGCCAGGTACTTATGGTATTGTTGGAGGTGAAATACCTGGGTTATTAAATAACGAAATTACAACTATAGATATACCTATATAATGAAGGAATTAGTAATGAGTGAGATTGACCCATTTAAGTACGGACAACTTGTGGCTCAAGTAGAGCAAATGGAAAAGAAAATAGACAAACTAGAAGCAGGTATGGATGAACTATTAGCTCTAGCCAACAAATCTAAAGGTGGATTTTGGGCAGGTATGACTATTGCTTCATTTATCGGTGGCTTATTTACATTCGTTATGCACAACTGGTTAGGAAAATAAAATGCAAAAATTCCTCATGGCAGTTACTTTAGTATTGCTATGGTTGTTTTTATATGACTATGCAGATGGTAAAGAGTTACCTAAAGAAATGTCTATGAAAACAGATGTGGGTGAAGTTGTGCTTACTACAGAAGAATGTATCTTTATAAAGATGGGTTTAAGAAACTATCCTTATGCTGCATACGCTACTGAAAAAGGTAAAGCTAACCATGAAGGCTGTTGGCGTAAAGATGATGTGAATGGTATGTCATCTGTCTTAATTTACTTTCCTGAAATAGACTCTACAGCAGTATATAACCCACAACTATTTAGCCCACGTTCAACATTATGACATTTATAACCGAAAATAATATAGCGAACTTGTATGACACACTTATACAATTCCCTGTGTTTGACGAATATAAACTCCCACCAGCATCTAAAGTGGACTTCGTAGTAGTGCATGACGATACTATCTGTGGTCAATATGAACCACCAGAGTCAGGTGAACCACATATTATCACTATCTCTACTGCAAAGTGCGGACATTTAGATACAGTCATCAAGACCATCTGTCACGAAATTATCCACATGATATGTTATCTTGAATCCCCTAAAACCGAGAAATACACAAGTCACAAAGGTTTATTCTTAAAACTACAAAAGAGAGTAGCTAACACACTTGGCTACGACCCTAAAGAACTATAAGGAGAATATCATAGACCCTGTAACCATATTAGCAGCATTAGGACCATTAGCAGTAGACTTAGGTAAGTCACTTATCAATCGCTTTATAGCACCTGACCAATTCAAACCAGCTACGATAGAACAATACGCTCAGATGAAACAAATTGATTTAGAGTTCTTTAAAGTAATGAATGAAGCTGGTGGTGGTAATCCATCATATCCATGGGTAGAAGCTATTGTAAGACTCATGCGACCATTTATTGGTTTATTAGTATTAGCAACATGGGCTACAATGCACCTACAAGGTATCGCAACACCTGAAGTAGATAACTTTGCAAGTGCTGTAGGTTTCTATCTCTTTGGGGAACGTAGTTTATTCTACATTAAAAAGAAATGATAGTCTTAAACATACTTAACTTTATTGGTCTAGCAATACTTAAATTATTAGTCGTATGCCTATTATTCGTGGCTATGGGTTTCTCTATTCTATTTATGTATGCTATGCAATATCTCACACAGGCTCTAACGTATATAGACAAACATGTTAATTGAAGTAAAAAGGTTTGAGTTTAAAGACACATATACTGTAGGCAAGATGTATATAGATAATATATACGAATGTTACACGTTAGAAGATGTGGTTAGAAAAGGAGCTAAAGTAAATGGACAAACAGCTATTCCTACTGGCACTTATAACCTCATTATTAATCATAGCAATCGTTTCAATAGGGATTTACCTTTACTAGAAAACGTGCCTAACTTTACCGGTGTTCGTATTCATGCAGGTAATACATCAGCTAACACAGAAGGATGTATATTAGTAGGCACTACATGGTCAGGTAAAGACTTTATTGGTAATTCAAGAGTAGCGTTTAACAAACTATTTGAGAAGCTCAAGAAAGCTAAAAAAGTCACAATTAAGATATGCTAGATTATCTTATATGCGACATATTGTGCGCTATTACTCACTTTAAATACGTGTTTCTAATGCTAATTTTATATCTAGTATATAATAAAGTATCTCAACAATAGGGGAACTGTTTGAAGATATTACTTTTAGATATAGAGTGCGCACCAAATCTTGCAACAGTATGGGGAATATGGCAGCAAAACATTGCTCTTAACCAACTCCTAGAGTCATCATATACATTATGCTATGCTGCTAAATGGTATGGTGAGAAAAAGATTATGTTTGACTCTGTATATAAGTCAGATAGAAAGTCTATGCTCAAATCTATTCATTCTCTTATGGATGAGGCTGACGCCATCGTTCATTATAATGGCAATAGATTTGATATACCCATGCTAAATAAAGAGTTCCTAGAAGCTGGTATGCCGCCACCTAGTCCTGCTAAACACATAGACTTACTGCAAACATCTCGTAGCAAATTTAGATTCGTTTCTAATAAGCTAGACTATATTGCACAGCGTTTAGGTCTTGGTAAAAAGACTGCACATGAAGGTCATGAGTTATGGCTTAAAGTAATGAATAACGATAGGTCAGCATGGAAACGCATGGAAGAATACAATAGGAATGATGTTGTATTGCTAGAAAAAGTATATGACAAGTTTAAAGGTTGGATAAGTAATCATCCTAATCACAATCACTTTTCAGAAGAAAAAGTATGTCCTAGCTGCGCAAGTCATAAAGTGCAACAACGTGGTTATGCTGTATTAACTGGTGGTAAATATCCAAGATTTCAATGTCAAACTTGTGGTTCTTGGTTTAGAGGTAACAAAAAATTAACGACAGATAAATCAGAAAAATTTGTTAAAATATAGGACAGTTATGCAACTCTCAGAAATAGAAACAATATGCAATCATATGATAGGTAGAGTGATTGTATCTTGTGAACCATTACATGGCGATAGCACAATAGTACTTACACTTGATGATGATAGTCTAATAGAAATTAGTGGTGAGGAGCTATCAGTCTATGGCGAGCTAACTCCCATGGATGATTGATACCAAGTATTAATAAACTCTTTTAACTTATCTACACCATTACCAAGTATAGCAAGTTTATCTTGACTAACTTTATAAAATTCATTTACTTCAGTTCCTGTATTATCGCTATATCCATTTATCACTAACACAGTAAACTTATTTTGATTTGCTAATGCTTTTAAAAGTATCTTTTGACCTAAAGATATTTCTTCATTCTTACGCTTCCATTCTGCAATAAGAAAAGACCCACGTCTTTCAAAAATCATGTCAATATTAGATGGCATGGCTTTTGGATTGTCTAGTATTACACCTCTTAAAAATCCAAAGTCCGTATGACTAGCATACGCATTACGCATTGCATTAGACACAAACTACAGTACCATTAGGATGTACTTGACATACAGTCACAGAACCATCTGGTGCTAGTATAGTCGTAGTTTGAGCTAAAGCCTTTTCAGTTCCCCATATAGCTAACGCTGCCATCACTACAATAAATATCCAATATATTTTACTCATCATCAAATCTTTCTAAGATAGCTTCTACTTCAGGTGGATTAATAGCATCTTCATCTTTAGTAGCTTCTAATAGTTTATTCTTATACCAATCAGACTTCTCTAAATCTTGCTGTGGATTATCTTTAAAAGGATAGCGTAAATCATACTTTAACTTACATCCTTTTAGATATCCAATATACTCTTCTTTTGTTAAACGACTCTTAATAACGTCTATTGCTTCTATACCACCTACCATGTAATGTGGAGGTCTATTCACCATATCTACCATAACTATCCCCTTATAAAAAATAAATCAACAACTTGATACGTACCATAAAAAAAGCCAAATATACTACCAATTACTAAAGCCCATATAATATAATCAATTACCTTTTCTAGCAAGTCCATTTCTTTCTCCATAAGATAAAGGTTTTGGTAAATGCACAAGACCTTCTTGTTCTAAATATTTAAGTCTATAAAAGTTTGTAATACAATCTTTAGCTATTTTTGTTCTATGAGCTGTAGGATTATTCTTTACATAAGCCATAATTTTTAATGCTTGTTCTCTATCGTAGATAACGCTATAGACTTTACCCTTAGCCATCTTTTATTCCATGAGTCTGTTCTAATAATCTTGCAAATCTAAATATTCTATCTATTGTAACCAATTGGTCGCCTTTACCAAATGCTTCTTTATATATCTTAATAATTTCTTCTTGTGTAAGTGGTTTAGAGTCCACCATGTGCCTCCGTTAATCTTTTACTATCATATTTTTTCATATTAGTTACTTTAATAATATTTTTTGTATCTGCAATAAGTGGTGTAATAACCCAGTTATGCAATTTATTCTTAATGTCTTTTTCAATCTCTAAAGATGTTGGTTTAGATGACATAAAAGCAGACCATACAAGTTTACCTGTATTATCAAATTCTTCTACGAGATAGCCTAATATTTTATCTTTCATTTATATAACGCTTTTCTAGCATTTTTAATACATGGAACATCATGCCATTGTGGGTCATTATTTGTAAATACTTCTATTAACCATTCTAAAGCATAAGCTAAATCTTCATTTTCTTTTATAATCTTTTTTCTAATGTGAGCTTCATCCATTACATCTTTATGAACTTTAGCTAACCATAGTTTAGTATTATGTTCTTGCATTAGTAAAACACCATCCTCCCTATATGAGTAATCTTTTGATGACCAAACCACGAATGTTTTGGCATAATTGAGTCATCATGAAAGTATAGCGCATTTGCCACTGGATTCGCATATTTTCCACGCATAACATCAAGAACAAATAATTCAGTTTTAAGAAACGTAACTTTGTCAACAGGTGCATGTTTTTCATCCTGTACAGCAAACTGACCAGAAGCATAAATAACATCACATACAGACTTACCCCAGCGACCAGATTTAACACGATTATGAATAGTGTAATAGACACCCAATTTCTCCTCTAATGTTCTGTTATTAACCTCATGGTAAAGTGCCGTAGCGTAACACGAAACCTCTAATTCTAAGTTATGTATATCCATGACATACCTTTAATGGTTTTCTTGTGTCTAGTAAACTCATATAGGCGTATAATTCTATTATAAATCTAAAAGAAAGGAGACCTGCTATGTGGACTAAACCAGCTGCTACAGAAATGCGTTTTGGCTTTGAAGTGACTATGTACGTCATGAATAAGTAATGTGTATAGTGTGTATGGGGATGCTCCTAGAAAGGAACATCCTCATCTGCACCTTCAACTGCAGGCTTACTTCTAGCCTCACCCTTAGCTTCTTTAAGTTGCACTTGCCCTGAAATAAACTTACCATTAGCACCTTCTCTAATCCAACCACTAATTCTAAACTCAATACCATCCACATTTAAGTTTCCTGTATAGTTTGGTCTTTTAGGATTGTCACCCTGGTCATTCTTAAATAATGCAAATGTATTTGTGTTATCGTATTGCGCCATATACTACTCCTTTAGTTTAATAATTGTTTGTTCTACCTCTTCTAAAAACTTCATAACTTCTGTCTCTAATTCTGCAATGTAATCATCATCTCTGTCAAGACGCTTTATAAAAACTTGTAATTCGTCAGGGAAATTTGGGTTGAAACTTATGAAATCAACCCACCTAGCATTTGTACATGCCATTTGCCATTGCATCTGAGGTATGTATTTAGTAGGCACAGACTTACTCATAAGGGTATTAGTATGCGTAGTTTCTATAGGGCATTTAATCTCTATAAGACCTGCATACTTACCTTCTTCTTCTGAATTAACTGCACCATCTGGACTAGCGCCACTATTCTTAATCACAGGATGGTCAAAAAAACCTACTTCTGTTACTATAGAATTTGTTTTACTTTCATATAGTTTTCTTGCTATAGGTTCACGTTCAATCCCATCTTGCATTGCTTGATTTGTGTATGAGTCTATTTTTTTACCTGTTAAACGTTCCGATACAAGTTGAATAAGATAGTTTTGACGTGATGTAGATACACCTGTTTTG